TTTGGTGCCTGCATTCTGACTTTATTTCTCTCGGAGATACAGTACCGGACGCAATCCATAATTGATAATCGCTCATTTCCTCATTCGCTTGGTTAAATTTTTCCTGTTCATCACCAAGAAACGCTTTTGCCCTTCTGATTCTCGTTAAGCCGATTTCCGCAAGCCTTGAAATAAATCGCTCATACACCTGTTTATCACTCATCTCCAAGTTGAAATATGCGACTTTAAGTCCTTTTTTTGACATATTCCCGATAATCTGCGTTGTGAGTGCGGATTTTCCAACTGCCGGTCTTGCAGCAATTACTGTTACATCACCGCGTTCAAGGTCTCCAAACGCATCATCAAGTTGCGATAACCCGATTTTTATACCACCTTCTCCGACGCTTTCATTGAAATATTTGTCCCTATTCTCAACTGTAATCTGCTTAATTGGTTTCAGTTTTACTTCTTTTCCCTCTTGCAAATGTTCAAGCCTTGTAAGAAGATCGCTGATTGTATCATCAATGTCACATGGCTTTAAACTGGATTTCTGATACATTTCACGAACCGTTCTTGCTTTGTATTCTTTCGCAACCGCATCGGCATAACTTTTAACCATGGTCGAAGTGATTGTCCCGGTAATACAGGATTTCATCAATTCACTAATCTGTTCCTGCGTGTATTTGTGGTTCTCAAGTGCCATTGATAAAGACATGGGATCAATGCTTTCATTCCGGTCATACATTGCAAGCATTTCCTTGTATGTGTCCTGCGCGAAATCCGAACTAAACATTTCCGGTTTCAGCGTCCGCCAGATGCTATTTAACACATCATTGTCAATCAATATGCACCCGATCACTCCGAACTCTGCTTCTGTCAACTGCAATCACCTCGTTTCTCTACAATCTGCAACCAATAATCACAATCATTTTTCAGCCAATCAACATATTTTGGAATGTACCGAAAATCCTTATCGTCTGGATTTTTTTCTTGATAGTCACTCAAATATGCTTCTGTGGCTTTGTATAACAGCCGTGCAATGTCCGGTTGGTTCTCTTCGATAACTTCTAGCACCTTATCCATCCAAGCTGTTTTAGAGGTACTGTACGCTGTTTTCTTGGGGTATATACTAAAAGTCTTTTTCCATGCATCGTCAAAATCAAACAAATCACCAGAATCGGTCGACAGCGAATTTTCTTTTATATTTTCTTTCTCTTTATCTTCTTCTTTTTCTTCTTCTTTATCTGAAACAGCGACGTCAGACGATTTATCGGGCGATTTTTGCTCAATTAGGTTCTTCTGCTTCTTTCTCCGGTTCTGCTGATATAGCCTGTCGCGTTCCTTTTTCTTCTCATAAGCGTCAAGCGTTTGATGCTTATTCCAATTCGGAATCGTTATCACGTTGTCAACGACCTCAATCATTCCAAACTCTTCAAAGGTCTTAAGCGCAAGCCTTACCGTGTTCAAATCTCTGCGGAAAATGGTGGCAAGCATTTCATCTGTGAATGGTAGCTTATTGCTCATCATAAACACACCGTTGTTATTCTGTTTTCCGGCAAGAATAAGAAGTTTGAACCAAATCGTAATGATGCTATCCGCACTTGGCATACTCTCAATCAGCAGAATCTTTTCATCATCAAAGACATCTGTTGTGATCTTAATCCACTTGACTTCTGCCATCATTCGCACCTTCTTTCGATAAATCAACGCGCTTGATCTTTTTTCCGCAATTACTGCAATAGATATCCCTGGAGCAATAGTCTAATTTCTGTTTTCCGCACCCTGTTCTGTAAAAAGAAAATCCAGTTGGAAGGCTGTAGTATTTCCATTCGCAAAATTCTTCCTTTTCCTCTGGAAATTTATGAATTTCTAAAAGTTTATTGACGGAATCGACAACCTCGTTTATTTTTAAAACCAATTCAGAATCATTTCCATCCCCACCCGGGCTGTAATTTGCATAACACTTTCCTTTTAATTTATTTATCAAAATGTCACCTCTCAATTCTCCCCATGAAGCAAATTCATAAACTTCTCATACTGCTTTTCAGAAACTTTGTTACCCTGTTTCTCCGGCTTTAAACGGATTTCAAGGTGCTTTTCAGCGATATGTGATAATTCCTTGGCAAGGCTCTTTTTGCCCTGCTTAATGCCGTCATAATAGCCTTTTGCCGGACGGTAATCATCAATCTTAGCTTTTCCCTCGCCCTGTGAACCGCTTGTCTTATTGCGAAGCTGATAACCTTTGTCTGCATAGTGTTTAATCCAGAACTGTTCCTTTTCGTCCAACTCTGCCACAGGATATTTCCAACACTCCACATGCCAGCCATAATGATTTTCTTTCGTGTCGAACAATCCATGCTTTTTCAATGACAGGTCAATATGCTGGTACCCTGTAAGGTGTTGCGCAAGTCTTGTCAGAATATGTTTAGCCTGTCCTATGTATGCGTATTTGAATCCGTTTTCATCCTGTCTAAGCAATATATAGATTCCGCTATCCTCATCAAGCTTTGGATTCAATGCAAGCCATTTTTGCTTATTCTTTTCCTCTATAGCTTTTGCCTGTCTAAACTTCTTATAGTCCACTCGATCACTTCCTCTCCAATGGTTTAATGCTCATTTGAGCCACAAACTTTCCGTAACTCATCCCGGATTCTCGGGCCAACTCGTTAATTTCTACGATCATTGATTTCTTACTTTTCTTAGATTTCTTGGTGTAATCTCTCTTTTTGCGAGGTCTGCAATCTATGCAAAGCTTCTCTGATTCGTTCGGCGTGCGAAAAGTCCGCCCACACTTCGGACAAACTCTGTCGTACACGGTCTTTCCGGATTTTTCGGCATTCATTGCCTGATGCCAGCGGTGTCTACATTTTGGACTACAATCAAGCTGTGTTGACCGCACGGGTTCAAATTCGATTGAGCAATATCTACATTTTCTTGTCATTTCTCATCTTCCTTTATGGGTGGCGGTGCATGGGGGATGCACCGCCATGGTATAGACGGCTTACAATAAAACTGTGATAACTATTGTTTTTCGCCAAACAAGATGGTTTCTTTTAGGCTTTCGCCAAGGTGTTTCAACCTAATTATTCTTTTTCGAGTTCCGCTTTGATAGTCTCAAGGGCTTTCTCTTCATCTTCAAGACGTACTCGGAGCCTCTCAACAATAGTGCTCTGCCTGCTAATAAGCATTTCAACAGCTTTTTTCTTGTCTTTCTCCGTCAGAATGACCTTATCCCGGCTGTAACTGCTTAACACACCAATTTCGTCCTTGCGGATTCTCTGTCCTTTATATCCAAATTCGGATTCTTCAGTAATGATATACGTTTTTGGCTTTTCCTCTACGTCTGCTTCTCTGCAAGAAAATTTATTGCCCCAAAAACTGTAAATGTATAATTTCATGCTTTCTCCTTTCAAAACGGACAAAGGTTCATATCAACCTCTAACCCTTTTTCTGCAACATAAACATTCGCTCCATATTTAATTGTTTCTTTCGTTCGTTGTAGGAATAACGCGGGATCTCCGCTTGTGTCCGATAAGTGTATTAAAACGACATTTCGTAAATCTGGGTTGTCGTTCGTCTGAATAAATTTAAGTGCCGTATCAAGGCTCATATGACCTCGTAAACGGTGTTCGTAATTTGGCTCATTTCGTTCTACCAAGTCCATGCTGTAATTGGCTTCAACCATGATATGCTCAACCTTTATGTCGGAAAAGTCATATCTGCAATATTCCAAGTCTGTCAAGAATAACAGTTTGCCCATTTCCTCATGCTCGATTAAATAGCCATAGCACTCAATTTCCGTGTCATGCGGTACATTGAAGGGTGTTACTGTAAAACTGCCGATTTGCCGTGTTCTGCGTGGTGGAATGGCTATTGTACGTTCTCCGGTTATGGTCTCAAGTGCGGTCTGCGTTTCAAATGCCGTATAAACCGGAATACCAGATCTCATGAAATCCTTTATGTAGCGTGCATGGTCTCCGTGCTCGTGGCTTACAATGCATCCGGAAACATTTGCTATTTTCCAATCAATCATTTTCTTAAAATCAAGAAATTTGCATCCGGCTTCTATGGCAAGGATTTCGCCACTGCTGCTGATTAAAGCGTAACTGTTGCCTGCCGATGATGAACCGCAACATCGCATAAGCATTTAAACCACCTCGCTTTCTTAATACAAATACTGGAGAATCGGGTATAAAAACTGACCGAATATCATAAGAATCCACATAACTGGGATGAATACATCACTTTCCCAAACTTCCTCTCGCCGAATTTTCTTGTAAATATGAAATCCAATCACCCAAACAAGCCAAGGAATATATGCTATTAGTCCGAATAATACTTTTCCCATACCCTACTCCAATTCTTCCTCTGCCGGGAACTGAAATACTCCACTCAAACCCATAGTAAGTTTTTCGTCAATTCCATCTGGCGGTGTCTTCACCATCTTTACAAGATTGTGACACATATAGGCATATCTCAATTCTTCCATGGCTTTCTTTGCCTTTTCTTCGGTGGAGTATTTAGCAATAACAATGTCACTGACAAGATCATCTATCCCTGTAAGGTTCTTGTTCAAAAAATAGATTTCTCCCTTAAACCTCTGAATAACTACTTGCTCATACGGAATATCAAGTGCCCCGTCCTGTGATATAACTCTCATAAAAAACCTCCCTAATCTTTCATAAAGTCCGGTACATTCTCATCATTCTCAACGACTTTCTCCGGCTCAACTGCTGCACCGTCGGTCGCTTCGGATTCTGCTACAACAAACGGCTCTGAATTGGCGTTTTCGGCAATTTCTTCCTGTGTCTGCACATAGGTTTCATCAAGCTGATTGAATGACTGCTTTGCCATGCTATTGAAGTCCTTGCGATACTTCTTAATTGCATTGTTGCGCATTTTACGAACAATCATTGATTCCGGTGTGTCAAGCCATGCCGCGCTGATATAAGGCTTTGCAACTTCACATTCCAACATTTCATCAACGGTTGCGCATTTTCTCAAAGCATCGAAAATCTCCTCTTTCTTAGCCTTGATTTTGCTCAACTGCTCTGCTGATGCCTTGTAACGATTCTGACAAATTCCGAAAGTCTCATTCATCAGATTGTTGCGCACATGAGCAAACAGATTAACTTTTACACCATCTCTCTCTGCAATCAGATACTGAAATGTGCCGTCCTTTAATTTCAGAGGATAAACAACACGGACAACTTTCTGTGACCGTCCCATTTCTTCCCATTCCGGTGGCGTCATTTCGATACCCTTATGCTTTGGATAGGAAAACTCGTCGCCGTCTTTAACAAGCCAACAAGGATATACGGTATCTACATTTTCTCCGTAGTTACGAAGTAACGCATCGTTTCCGTCTCCCTCAATTCCCATTTCTACGACCTGCACATAGTCGTCTCCGACTCTCTTTGTTCTAAGCTGAAAATAGCACTCTCTCGGCACTGCATTAGCATTGAGTTTAAGGCTTGCGCACTGACCGACAACCTCTCGCAGATTCGATGTATCAAGTCCGTTTAAATCTTTGATTTTATCGCTATCCTTAACAAGCTGATAAATGCTTGTCATAGCTGACATGGCACACTGCTTTGAATAATCATCATACGGCACACCGCATAACTCGAAATCTTTTGTAACAAGATTCGTGATTGAATTAGTCCATTGGCTGACCGCAGTGTTAACTTTCTGTACCTCTAAACTGTTGTTCTCTGCCATAATTACTTATCCTCCATTTCACTAAAAAAAGTTTTGAGAGCTTCTACCAAGCGTTCCTTTTCGCCTTTTCTTGATATTTCTTTACCATCCTTAGACAACTTCTTATTGCTTGCGTTCTGCAAAACAAGGTTGTATTTCTTATCTCCGAGAACCTTCCTTAATACCCCTAAAAGACTTTCAAATTCAACCATGATAACCGGCTCTCTTCCATTTACTTCTACTGTTCCAAAATCTGATTTAATCATTTCTGTTCCTCACTTTCTTCAAATTCTTTTAACTGCCCTGCTAACTTCTTGCACTCTTCCGCAACGTATTCTTCGGTGCGAATAACATCGCCGTCATAATGACACTGATTTTGAATATCTAAAATTCTTTCAAGTTCATCCCTGCGTTTCGGGAACTGCTTGATTGCATACTCGTAATCCGGTCTATCTCCTGCATGTCCGCAATCAAATCCGAACCACCACAAATCACTCTCGATTGGATAACTTGAATGCTCTCCACCGCCTGCATATGTAATGCCACCGTGGCACTGAAAATATGCTTCAATGCGGATTCTTTCATCTTCATCCAGGCAAGCACCAAGCAAAGGAAAAATCCCGCTTACTTCTCTGTCTCCGACATCAGCTTTCTTGATTTCAAGGTAATCACTGTAATCCTTTCCGTATAATGGATGATTCTTTGGAATGCCGACATAACCGCATCTGTGCCCGATATATCCAAACGTGACAATGCATTTGTATCCCGCATGTTCAAGCTCACGCTCGACAATGTACCGTTTCTCTGGCTCCTCATACTTCTTCACGACCGCCATCTTATCAGCACCGTAGGTTTCCACCCACTTCATATCCACGGTTTCATCCATAACGGTCAGCTTTGCACCCTTGGCATTTACAACCATGTCACCGGCTTTTACATTATCCTCGGTACGATACACATAGCTTCTTGTGCTGTTTGGGAATTTTGCTTTGATATACTGCATAATTACCTCTCCTTTTTCACATATCCATTTGACAAATTTTCAAGAATACGCAAAAGTCTTTCGTTGGTTTCTGTGACTTTTCTAAGTTCTCCTTCAAGGCAATATTTATTACTCATAAGTTCATCTACCTTTGTTCGCAAATCCGAGTTTTCAGCCTTCAATTTTTCAATATCATCCATGTACACGACCTCTCTTTCCTTTATTTCTCATATCTTTCTCGCAATACGGAAGAGAACAATGTCCGTCTCTTCCCCAGAACCCTTTACTTGCACTCTTCCAACGCTTGCACGACATACACCGTGCATCCGGCTGTGTGATGTTGTTGCTTATTCCAACTCTCGACATTCTGTGTCCTCGCTTTCTGCATCGTTAATTGGCATATCTAATGTGACCGCAACATCTCTGATAAACTCTTCCGGAATATAGATTCCTGCCTGTATGCATATCGCATACTGCACCTTTGCAATACTTGTAATATCAGAACCTTGCTTTTCCATTGTCTTTGTCAAAACTTTCAGCAGATTAGCCACACCGCCATGTGACTGCGGAGTTTTCCTTGCTGACATACTCCGAATCTCTTGAATATCAGTTTTCATATTCTCCATGAATTTACTTCTCCTCTCATCGAACCATTTTTCAAACGCATTCCACAGTTCTAAGAAACAGTCCGTTTTAAGTATTGCATCCTCGATGTTAGTGTATCTTTCCGAAAGAAATAGGCTTATTATCTGTCTTGCGTGCTTTTCAAAATATAATTCGCAACTAGCTTTCAAAAAGTACCGATACCCGAAACCGCATCTGCCATTAAACCAAGAAAATGAGTACCATGTGTTACCTTGAAAATACGTATCGTATTTCGTATCCCACTTGGTAAACATTGGTTCTTCGCCCTTTCTATGTACCAAACGCTTAACACATTTCTTATGGAACACTTCTTCGCACATAGCTTTGAATGTTCCCATGCAGAACCTTTCAGCCCCAATGTCAAGTGGTTCTCCTGCTTCCATGTATTTGTCAATGATTTCGATTGCCTTTGCATTTATTGGATAGTCCATATCACATAGCTTCAACTTTCAACTGCTCGTCCTCTGAAACACTCAAAAGAATTAACTGTGCATCCATATCCGGTACATTGAACTCATTCAGCGATTCGGCGTTATCTACGAAAATCGGCACGCTCACACCGTATAACTCACTCAATGAGCGGATAATATCGAGTCCGGCTACGATTCTGTGACCACTATTCAAAGTCGAATACGGCACTCCATTTACGGTGCACTCACAGCAATCTTTCATGCCGCCATTTAACTGCATTTCAAAGAGTTTGAAATTAACTGTCTTGAAATGGCTATTGATGGATTCAGAAACCTTATTCAGCTTGAAGCGAATAAACTCTTCCAAGAGGTAAAGCATCTGTTCCTGGTCTGCAACTTTCTGCCCGATTTCTTTCTGCTCGTCATGAAGCGTTTCTATACGATCATCAATCATAATGTTGTTAGCCGCCTGCGCGATAACCTTGTTCACTTCATCAAGCTGTGCCTGCAGATTGGTTTTCTCGGCTTTCAAATCAGTAACAACCTTGTCTGCGCCCTCTGATTCAAGCTTTGCAATATCAGCAAGAATCTTGTCATGCTCTGTTTTCAGCTTCACATACTCTTCATTCTGCGA